GGCCTGCGCCCACACCCGAGGCCGTCGACCACCCGGCCCACTACGGCGGCGCCGACAACCCCTACGAAGCCATCAAGGTCATCGAGGCGTGGGGCCTCGGCTTCCGCCTCGGCAACACCGTGAAGTACATCGCGCGCGCCGAGCGCAAGGGCGCACCGCTCGCCGACCTTGAGAAGGCAAGGTGGTACCTCGATCGCGAAATCGCGCAGCGGAAGGCGGGTGGTCGATGAGCGACAAGAAGCCAGACGGGAAGCCAGACGGGCATAGCGTTGGCCTGAAGTTCGATCTCGGCTTAGGTGGAGTCGTCTTCTGGGCGTTCTTCTTTGCGTGCTGTGGTGACCCAGACCTGCTCGATGCGGTCATCGGGTGGATTCAGAGGCAGCCGTGAGCGACAAGGCCGAGCGCGAGCACGCCGAGAAGGTGGTGAGTGAGATTGGCTATCTCGATGAAAACGGGTGGGTGTCCATCAAAGAGGAGCGCCTCGTCGCCATCATCGCCCGAGAGCGCGCCGCTGCTCGCAAGGAAGCGTTGCTGGAGGCGGCGGGGAGGTTCGACGAGATGCCGGGTCGAGATGAATGGTACCCGGGTGACGTGCGCGACTGGCTCTGCGCCCTCGCTACCGGAGGTGAGAAGTGACCGCCCCTCTCAAGTTCGGAAGACTGGAATTCGTGTCCAAGGGTGTGCCGACATCCAGGAATCAGGCGAGGTGGGTCATGCGCTGCGACTGCGGCGCCACCGTCACGAAACTCGCGTACGCGGTGAAGCGGGGCACGACCGCGTCGTGTGGGTGCCTCAGTCGTGAGATGACTTCGGCGCGCTCGTCCACCCATGGCGAGGCACGCCCGGGCAGACGGACCCGAGAGTACGCCATCTGGGTAGGCATCAAGACCCGACGCAGTCGTGGCTACGCAGGCGGCGTCACCATGGACGCCCGGTGGGACGCCTCGTTTGAGGCGTTTCTTGCCGACATGGGGCGTGCTCCTTCGCGGAGCCACTCCATCGACCGCATCGACAACGGCCGTGGCTACGAGCCATCCAACTGCCGGTGGGCGACTCCGACGGAGCAGAACCGGAACAAGCGTAATAACACGCTCATCACAATCGCCGGTGAGACCAAGTGCATGGCAGAGTGGTGCCGCCAGTTCGGGATTAAGGTGCCGACTGCGGCCCACAGGCTGAGGCGCGGCTGGAGTCACGAGCGAGCCGTGTCTGAGTCGGTCAATGGTGCCACATGTCGATGATTCCGGACGAGCGGCTCGACAAGATCGAGGAGCGCGCGAAGGTGGCGAATCCGAGTCCCTGTTTCGACGGCGGCGAGCACGCATGGAGGGTGAACTCATCCCGGGGCTACGACAGTGTGTCATGCGAGCGCTGCTACCGCTGTGTGGGCGGTGCGTCGCTGCTTATTGCGGTTCGCTCGTCCGCCGATGTGCCCGCTCTTGTGGCAGAGGTGCGCTCGCTGCGGGCGACGCTAGCCCTTCGCGACGAGTGCATGCGGCTGGAGGGTGAGCGCAACGAGGCGCAGCGCGAGCGCGATGCTCTGCTCGAAGAGATCGATGAGTGGAAGGAGGCGAGCGGTCTGCTCATCGGTGGTGACCCGGGTGGCGTCGAGCCGAAGCACGTGGCGGCGGAGATGGCGCTGCACAGCGCGCTCTTCCATGGCGTGCGCGAGACCCTGCAACTCGCCAGCCATCTCGACTCCGAGTATGGCCGCCGGGCACGCGACACCCTGCCCGCCATCGCCGCCATGCTCGACGACACGATCGGGCACACCGCCATCGTGCATCCTGCGGTCACCGAGCGCGACGCCGCCCTGGCCCGCGTTCGCGTGGTGGAGGGCGACAATGAACGCCTCGAAGCCGAGCGGGACGCCGCACACGCCGCACTCGACGCCGCCCGGTTGGAGGTGGCGTCCCTCCGGCTCGACCTGCAGGCGTCGCAGGCCAAGTGCCCGGTCCACGGCACGACCCATGGCGGCGAGGCCGAGGAACTGCGCGCCGGCGTCGAGCACTGCCTCGACATCTACCTGGGGCGGGACCTACAGCGGGGTCTGCTTGAGCTGCTCGACCGCGTGAACGCCCGCGACTCGCTCGCGCACTTGGAGAACGTCGAGCGCTTCGAGCGCGCCCTCGCCTCCGATGCCGGCGAGGCTCTGCTCGCCGAGGTGGGGGCGCTGCGCGCTCGCGTGGCCCGATGGGAGCGGGCCGCGAGGCTGTCGATGGGCCAGCGGCCGCCGAAGCCGCTGGTGAGCGGGCTCGGCCACTGCAGCGGCTGCTTCGGATGGCACCCGGACTCGCACGGCGACGACTGCGTCGTGGGCGAGGCCTTGAAGGGCGGCGCGCGTTGACCCGCCGCAAGCCACCCGAGAAGCGTGAGCGGTACTTCCGAGAGGTGACCGTCACCGCTACCCCAAGCCCTCCAACCGGGCGCGCGCTCCCTGCCGAGGTCGAGTCTCTCATCGCAGAGGCGTCGGCTGACCGCCTCGTGCGCGCGCGAGTGAGGGCGGAGCTCCGAGGGCTCTACGCAGCCAGCGGGATGAGCCGCAGGGCACTGGCCGAGTTGCTCGAAAACGAGGCGGGGCTGCTCAAGGCTGCTGATGCCGAGGACCTGCGGCGCGAGAGGCGGGCAGGGCGATGAGGGGGCGCAAGGCGGGTAAGCTCACTAAGGGTGAAACGTACGGCTGCTGGGCCATCCTGCGTGAGGCCACGGCCGACCACTACGGGCGAGCCAGGTACGCGGCGCGCGCGACGTGCTGTGGCCGTGAGGCGATCCAGGCACGCCACAGCCTGATGAGGTGCCCGCCGGCGTGCACGCGATGCGTGGACCGGCGTGGCCGTTGGGCGCCGAAGCCGGAGTCCGCGTAGCCCATGGTCGCGCTTCGCCAAGCCGCGCCGTCCACGAAGCCGTGCCTCGGGTGCGGCACCGTGCTGCCCCTGGAATCCTTCAATCGTGACCGCTCCCGGCGGGACGGCCGGGTGGATCGTTGCGGCCCATGCCGCAACGCAAGCGTGAAGACTTGGCGCCACCGCACCGGGCGGACCCAGCGGGCGGTCGATTCGCGGGTGGGCGAGAATGGGCATTTCCGCTGCTCGAAGTGCCGCGAGTACAAGGCGCCCGGGTCCTTCCGGTGGACGCCATCGGCGGAGCGCTACCATGCCTACTGCAGGCCGTGCCAGGCGGCGGGGAACCGCGAGTGGCGGAGGGCGAACTCGCCGCGCTACGAGGCGTCCAAGGCACTCCGGCGTGGGCACCGGGACGTGATCCGCGAGTTCGGGACGCTCACCGCATGGCGCGAGTGGTGCCGTGAGGACGCGAGGGCGATGTTCTGGGACCACTACTACGCCGGCAGGCTGGGCCAGATCAGGGCCCGCAGCGACCAGGAGGCAGCGTGATGCGTGAGCGTCAGATTTTGTTTTCGTCGCCGATGGTCAGGGCCCTACTCGCCGGGACCAAGAGCCAGACACGTCGGGTGATGACTCCGCAGCCGGACCGACGTATCAACGAGATGGTTTTTCAGGGCGGGAACGGCTGGCACTGGAAGACCGAATGGTGGAGCGACGACGCCCCGCGGAAGTGCATCGCCGAGTGGTGCCCCTACGGAGCGCCCGGTGGCAGACTCACTTGCTACGGATGTGGACATGACAACACTACCGAGTGGCGTGACGCTGAGGACCATCCCGGTCTCGCCGAACGACGATTACATGGCGGGTTCGGACGGACAGATCTACAGCCGGACGCGGTACGCCGGGTTCGGTCGCAAAGAGCGGGTGGACTGGTCCCCGATGAAGGCGCGACTGCCAAAGAATCGCGGATCGAAGCAGGCATACAAGACTGTGACGCTCTGCCACGAGAACCGGAAGGTCACGAAGACTGTGCACAAGCTGGTCTGCTTGGCTTTCCACGGGCCGCAGCCGTCGCCGTCGATGCAAGTGCGCCACCTCGACGGCGACGCGGGCAACTGTGCGCCGGAGAACCTGGCGTGGGGAACGCAGGTCGAGAACTGGCAGGACCGGAGAATGCACGGGCGAGTGGCCATGGGCGAGAGGCATCACTCCTCGAAGTTCACGGACGTGGAGAGGGAACACATTCGCTGGGCGGTGACGCATGGTTTGTGCAGCCAGAGCCATGCCGCCCGTGCTCTCGGTGTGGCGCAGGCCTCGATACGAGCCATCTGCGACGGGGCGATCTCCTCTGGGTAAGAGAGACGTGGCAGATGTTCGAGGCGCGCGGCGAGATGCCGGCCGGTCTTGGGTACCGAGCCGACACTGACCACTGCGGCCAAGTGCCAGTCATCGTCGAGGGCAAGACTATCCTGCGTACCCCCAAGCAGCCATGGCGGCCCTCGATCTTCATGCCCCGCTGGGCCTCGCGCATCACCCTGGAGATTGAGGATGTCCGGGTCCAGCGGCTGCAGGACATCAGCGAGAGGGACGCACGGGCGGAGGGCATGCTGCCAGCGGGCGCTAACCCAGCGCACTACAAGCCTGCGCGCGACCTGTTCCGCCGTCTGTGGAACGACATCAACGAGGACCGCGCGCCCTGGTCGTCGAACCCGTGGGTGTGGGCGATCAGCTTCCGCCGGGTGACGCCGTGACCGACCTGCTCTGGTGCATGGTCGCCGCCATCGGCCTCGACTTCGCTTGGTGGCTCGCCCGCGTCGTCATGGACCAGCGGCGCCAGTGGATCGAGAGCTCCATGCAGTACAGGGCGCAGATGGAAGGCATGGCGTTCGGCGCCGGCCTGGACGAGCGGGACCGGCGCGAGCAACTGCGGCGCCGGCTGAGGTTGGGCCCATGAGCATCCACGTTGGCACGACTGACAGCCCGGTCGTCTGTTCGGATAGCTACGACAAGGCCAGATGGTCCCATGGCATCGCGCAGGCGCTGAGGCAAAGGCCGCGACTCACGGGCGGTGACACCGGCGGTGTCTACTACTGCGGCCAGGCCGCGTGGAACCTGTGGGTGCTCCCTCGCAAGACGAAGCACGAGTTGCGCGATGAGCGCTGGGAGTGGCTCGACAAGATCGCCACGAACCTGCGCGACATCGGCCGCGGTTGGGGTGACCCCAGTGTGTGGTGCGAAACCGGTGAGGATGTGCCGTTTTGAGCGACGAGTTCGAGCACACCGGCGTTATCGTCCCTCGCTTCTGGGACGCGTTCCGCGGCAAGGCTGCCGAGGTGAAGGTGCTCGGGGTCTTCCTGGTCACCGGGCGCCACAACGCCGGGCTTCCGGGATGCTGTGTGCTCGGCTGGGCGGCGATCGCCGAGGAGATCGAGGTCACGCCCGAGCGGCTCGCAGAACTCTGGGCACAACTGCCGGCCGACTTCGCCCAGTACGACCGGGCGAGCCGCGTGCTCCGCGTCCCCAACGTGCCGCGCTACGGCCACAGACCCAACCATCAGGTGATCCGGTCGTGGTGGCGGCGATGGAAGTCGCTGCCCGAGTCGCCTCTGAAGTACGCTCACGTGGCCTCTCTCCAGGAGTCCCTCCCTCGAGAGCCGAAGGACGCAGTGGTCCAGGTCTGGGAGTCGACGTTCGGAACCATCGTGATTCCGGCCACTCCGATCGGTGAGGCCATGGGTGACCCCATGGGTGGCGTCACCGATAGTGCCATGGGTGGGTCCACCCATCCTCCTCCTCGTAGTAAGAGTCTCTCTGGATCTGGATCTTCTCCGGATCCGGATACCCAGGCGTCCAGCGCTACCCGCACGCGCGTCACGCCCGAGCCGACCACGGAAGCTCGTGACGTGGCCGCTTACCTGCTCGAGGCCATCCGGTCTCACAGTCCGGACGCCAAGGACGGGGTCAAGGGATGGGCCAAGGACATCGACCTTGCCATCCGGGTGGACAAGCGGACACCGGAGCAGCTCCGGTGCGTGATCGACTTCGCGCATCGGAGCAGCGAACTGTTCTGGAGGCCGAACGTGCTCAGCGGCGCGAAGCTGCGCGACAAGTTCGACCAGTTGACCATCCAGGCCAGGTCCCGCGCTTCCCCTACTCGGGACGTGAGAGTCGGGCATGTGGCGGTGACCGGAAACGAGACGTACGCAGGTGGAGAAGTGAAGCTATGAGCGAGCCGAAGTTTATGGCCGACCTGATGGACAGCTGGCAGCGGGGCATGGAAGAGCGGGAACGCAAGCATCAGGAGCGCCTCGCCAATGACCCTGTATTCGCGCAGGCCGAGCGTGAGCGCGCGGAGCGGGTCGCGGCGCGGGAAAGGGAGGAAGCGGTCATGGCGGAGAAGCGGGAGTCCGCAGAGAGGAAGCTACGCCTCGTCCAGCGCGGCATCCCGGCCAAGGACGTTGATGCGCTGCTGGCCGGCGGGCTCCGGGACACGTCCGCACTGGGTATCTCGAGGGGGTGGTGGGAGTCTGAATCCTCGGTGCTCGTGCTATCGGGCACGCGCGGGTGCGGGAAGACTACGGCGGCTGCGTGGGTTGTAGCTCAGGACCCCAAGCCAAGCCCACTCCACGAACTCTACATGGAGGGAGTGCTGAGGGGCAGGCCCGACATGGGTAAACGCAAGAACCCGATGTTCCTCGACGTGACCAAACTCCAGCGAGCGAGCAGGTACGACGAGGAGCGCATGGCTGAGATCGAGTACGCGTCCACGCTGGCCATCGACGACCTAGGGCTTGAGTACGCGGACGCCAAGGGCTCATTCACGGCGCTGTTCGACGGGCTGTTCAACACCCGGTACGCCGAGCAACTCAAGACGGTCATCACGACGAACCTCACCGCTACCGACTTCAAGGCGCGCTACGGCGAGCGCGTCGCCGACCGCATCCGCGAGTGCGGCAGGTTCGTGGAGCTCAGCGACCCGAGCATGAGGGGTCGCTGAGGAGATGCGCACCGCCCTCGTCTGCGCCCTAATCGCTACCGCCCTGGCCGCGTCGTGGGACCTCGCCCCCTGGAGGCTCCTGGTGCTGTTCGCCTTGCTCGCCGTCCCGGCGTGGCTGCATGGGTTCTGCCACGCCCTCGATGCGGCGATCACGTTCCTGGGAGGCAGGCGGTGAGCGGCACCAGGAAGCGCCAGCCGGGCCCCGCGGCCGACTGTAGCGATGAGGACTTCCTCCGGGCGTGGAGGCTGTGCGAGTCGGCGGCTCAGGTCGACAGGCGCCTGGGAAAGTGCAAGGGCTACTCGAAGCACCGGGCGGACCGTCTACGCGCCAGGGGTGTCGTGCTTCCCGCGCAGGAGGTCACATGAGCCGAAGCCTCGAGTGCGATTGCTCTCTTCCGAAGCGCGCGGGCGCGCGGTGCTGCGACCGCTGCGCGTCGCTCGATGGCGAGAGCACGCAGGACTGGCTCGCGATTGACACCCTGCGCAACCTCGGCGGAGTGGCGACGATGGACGCGCTGCGCCTCGAAGTCGGATGGTCCTACCGACAAGCCGCGCGCGCCATGCAGCGCCTGCGACAGACGGGACGCGTCATCCGCCTCGAGACGGACATGGAGCACCATCGGAACTGCCCCACGTTTCTCCTGAGCGACGCGGTAGTGAAGCCGGTGCGCGCCTGGCGCCAGATGGCGCTCCCCCGCTTCCGTCGCTGGGGCGCCTCTAAGATTGCGGCAGGGTCACGATGCATCATCGCGACTAGGCGCCGTAGGCACAGACGGGCGCGAGGTGAGCAGTTGGCATTTCCAACCGAGGTTGAGCCACACCAGGCGGTGGCCGCGTGAGCCAGCCGGTGACGCTCATGAACTACCGGAAGCGCCCCGACTTCGCCCGCTGCGAGTGCTGCGGCGGGAAGAAGCCTCGCTCCGAGACGCCCTGGAAGCCAAGCGACCCGATCGTGCCGTGCCCCAACTGCGTGAATGCGGGCTGCGTGCACAAGTGGCGCGACACGTTCACGCGCGGGAAGGAGTGCCCGGCGCGAGCTCGCGGCCGTCGCCTGCGCGCGTGCCAGGGCAGCGGGGGCAAGCGGTGATCCTGCTCGGCATCGTCCTGGTGGTGGTCGCCCACTTGCTGCACAGCGCGGCGCGGCCGGTGAGCGACCCGCCGGCGCGGATGTTCTGCCACGTGTGCGGCGCACGCTTCGGCGGCGCGAGCGCGCTCGGTCATCACATGGCCATGTCCCATCCGCCCGAGGACGAGGG